GACCATGTAGACAGCAATGGACAACAAGGTGGTGAGGATCGCGGTGAGAGTGTACTGGGTACCACCGTTCTTTGGCACCTTAATCACTTGTTGGATGATCCAGCGGACCAAGTCCATCCAGCTCATCGCAGCGGCGAAGGAGAAGCCCGCGACGATCGCGTTGAGAGATTGGGTTTCCAATTCTTGGGTAACAAGGTTAACAGTCTTGAGAGCTTGGGCGGTCATGTCAGCCATGGTAAGAGTTTTATACTATACACGAGGAAAATTTTTATTCGGGGAGTAGTTCTTCCTTTGTTACAATTTTTTTATATTTTGGTCTCCTGACTACTTGTGACTTGGCAAATATCTGCTCTTCCTCATCATCTGAATCTCCATCGGTGCTACTGTCCTCGTCAGCTATAACTTTGAATGACTTATATTCAGAAATCGTCCATCCCTCTGGATCCGATGTACTCATTACTATTAATAGCATTTTTTAACATCTCTTCTACCGGACTCTGGGGAATCCAAGTATCCCAGCGATCATAGGCTTCATTCATTTGCCTAAAGGTAGCATCTTCACCCGAGTATCTTTCAAACGGTGGACATTCACCAGGTTCAACTTCTTCCACGTCTTCTTCATCCGAAGATTCTTCATCATATATTTCTGGGAAGAGAGATCCAATATTTTGACCAACTGTGTACATTACACAATACTTAATTGCATATTCCATATCTTCTGGAAGTACCGTGTCACGGCCACAAGCCTTGGAATAATCAGCTGCAAGTATCATACTTCTTTCTAACACTGGAAGGAGAATTCCAATGAGAGCATTTTGTTGGGACTCTTCGTATGCTCCTGAAGATTCGCCAAATCCAGTTTTCATCATCTTTTAATATTTCAAAGTAAAAAGAGTTTGGGCGCTTCCCTCACGTACACGTAGAGTATTGTAGCTTATTGCGTACACTCTAATTTGTCTTGCGTAATCTGGACACGGGGTGAGACTTAGGTTAAGAACTTGCTCTTTTATCATGTTAAAATTAACCTGTCCTGTGGGATACCACTTTTCTGGTTCAAGTGCAAAACTATATGAATAGAATCGTCTAAGAAGTTGTGTCTTTGAATGATGAATGGCTCCCTGGACAGCTTTTAAAAATATAACATTCCCTGTCTCTCGTGTAATTATTGGTTGACCATCGAGGTCAAGTGTGAGGTAACTCAAATTTTCAAAGAGTGTATACTTTCCACCCGCTACGTTTGAAGTATTATCATAGTCAAAGGGTGTTATGAATTGACCTTCACCTGTACCTACATTACCTTGTCTTTGAATAACAAAGTATAACTCCTTCACTGGATTGTAAAATTCCAACTTGAATTCTCCCGATTGAACACCTTTACCCATATCAAATACATTTTGTTGTACCTGTGTGATAATGTAGTCTCTCTTTTCATTTTCAATTTTAAGTCTCTCACAGGGATCAAGGAATATAACTTCTGTACACAACTGAAAACTTAATATTTTTTTAATAGTTGCGGGTGCTTCATATGTTCCATCCAACTTTACAATAAGGTCAGTATACTTTCGAAGTTTGATTTCAACTTCAACTTCTTGCTTTTTGATTGCACAAAGAGGTATAGCTAACTCGGGATTATTGTAAAAGTAAAATGGCAAGTCTATAAAAAAGTCTTGGTCCTCTGTGGATTCATTCACAAGTGATGAAAGAATTTCTTTATCTGAAACTCGAGATGAAATAACTCTTTCTGGATACTTTCCAATAAGTTGTTCGAGAGCAAATTGTTTTGTTTGTGTCACAAAGTGTTCTGAATATATCTGAAGGTAATCACTTGTGAGACGTTCTACAACTTTTCCACCAATGATGAGGTCAGCGTGTTCAATGAGGGCGTGACCCACAGATTCAATGTAACCAACAAGACTTCCAATCGCTGGAAGCTTTACTTTCACACTGAGTGTGTTTAAAAGATCTCCTGTATTTTGAGGTATTTTAAACTTTACGGTCCCACCAAAATCTGCTATATTCTCTGGGTCTATATCCACGTATTCTCTTGAAAAGTTTGAATGTTTCTTGAAACTTTCCAAAAAATGTGTGTAGTCTGGATCAAGTGTAAAGAATCTGTCTTGGAGTCCAGATGCTTCAAGTTGAACACGTCCAGCCATTACTATTATAACAACCTAAAATTTTAAACCAGCTAATCCACTCTCAATGCGAAGTACATTGTAGTTTACAGCATATATTCGGGTGTTGTTATTATCAATGGCATTAATTGGATCAACTTCAATTGTGAACAATTTATGTGATATACGACTCATATTTACCTGACCAGTTGGATAATGTGCCTCTGGTTTGAGTGAGAAAGAGTACATACCAAACTTCGCTGTGTCTGATGCCGACGGGGCATTTACGTGATGACGTAAAGATTGTTCATATGCGAGAAACTTTGAATTACGGTTAAACACAACTTCATTATTGAAACGAAGTTCTGCATTTTTAATGTTATTATAGTATCTTGGATCGTTATCTCTCACGGCTTCCTCTGATTGTGAAACAAAGAAGAGTTCTTTGACTGGGTGAGAAAAGTTCAACATAACAGATCTCTTATTCTCACCAGCTTTCATTACAAACTGGGACATTTGTAACTGTGTAATGACATAATCAATTGGACGGGACATCAAAAAGTTTCTTTCATCATTTGTTAAAAATATAAACTCTGTGTCGAGAGAAAACTTATTAATAGACGCCGTAACACCAGCTGGTGTACCACCAAATACAAGTTCACTGAAAGGTCTCGTTTTTATTCGTACTTCAACCAACTGTTTTGTGAGAGCACAGGTTGGTATAGCAAGAGTTGGATTTCTATAAAAATAGAATGGTAAATCCATAAAGTATGTATATTCCCCTGAATATGTCAAAGGTGTACCACCGTGTCCATTTAGGAAATAGAGGGTTTGTTTGATATCATCATCGGTATTGTAAAGTTGCTGATGCATGTAGATGTATTCCCCTGTGATCCTTTCGATTGGTTGTCCACCAATAAGAAGTTCAGCATATTCGACCAAATGTGAAATAATAGAAGGTGACCAGTATCTGTTATTACCGAGAGTATCAGGCAGGGGATCCGTCAGAGTAACCTTAAGTGTAAGATTTCTCACAAGATCACCTTTATCATTTGGAATACGACACTCTATAACTTTTCCAAAATCTATGTCACCATCAAATTGACTTTCAACATAATCTATCGCAAACTTTGTATGCCTTTTAAAATTCATCAGGAAATATGAAAATTGTGGATCTCCTGTGAGCCATTGGTCTTGGATTCCAGTGGCAGCAAGTCTTAAACGACCAGACATTCCTACATTATGTGAGTAAAATTTTGCTAAATAAAACGGGACACTACATTAGAATGAATCTTCAACTGAAGAAATTCAAACCTGAGACGATATCGGATGATAGAGTGTGTGTTTTTATAGGTAAACGTAACACAGGAAAATCAACCCTTGTGAAGGATATCATGTACCACAAGAAACATCTTCCAGCTGGTATAGTTCTCTCAGGAACAGAGGAGGGGAATCACTTTTATTCCGAGTTTATTCCAGACCTTTTTGTCTATGGCGACTACGATAGAGATGCTATAGAACGGGTGATGGCGAGACAGCGGAAGTTAGTTGGCGAGGGTAAATCAAATTGCGGTGCTTTTATGCTTCTTGATGATTGTATGTATGACAACAAGTTCCTCAAGGATACATGTATCAGGCAATGTTTTATGAATGGAAGACATTGGAAGATCTTTTTCATGCTCACAATGCAGTATTGTATGGACCTCCCTCCAGCACTTCGAGCTAATGTAGATTATGTGTTTCTTCTTAGAGAGAACATTCTCCAGAATAGGGAAAAGTTGTATAAATCCTTCTTTGGTATCTTCCCAAGTTTTGACATGTTTAACAAAGTGATGGATGCATGTACAGAAAACTATGAATGTCTCGTGTTAGATAATACCGTAAAATCAAACAGGATACAAGATTGTGTGTTTTGGTACAAGGCGAGTATACGCAAGAACTTTAGAGTTGGGGGTCCGGACTTGTGGCGACTTCACAATAAAATGTATAACCCCAAACACATGCAGCAGAGAGAGGATGATGCAAAGAAGGCTACCAAGAAGACTTCTTTAAAAATTACAAAGACGAAATAATAAATAGAAACTCTGTAACTTTAGTAGACCTATTTTTTAGATTACGACTACCCTTGTAGCAAGAGTAATCAACTTCAATTTTTTCATATGTATAGGGTTTTAGGATTTCTTCCCATTCATCGGGTTTGATGAAACCTTCATTATTGTAGGACACCAAGGTATGTTTAGCTTTCTCAGTCGCGAGACGTAAGGTACGTTCCATAGCTTCTCTAATTTTGTTTTTATAGTTGTACTGACTTTTGTTCCAGTCCCCAGGGATACCTGATACTTTTGAAACTGTATGAGGTCTCTCATTGAGACATATTAGATTTAGCATGAAATAGTTTGAACCATATGGATGTTGATTGTAGGGTGGATCCAAATAAATCAAATCAACTTTTGGGAGTTTCTCCAAAAATTCACATGCATCTTGGCGATAGATTGTAACATCCCTATGTGGTTCAAGCCATATAGGACACTCGACATCGATTCTCTTTGTAATTCTATCTTGAGCATGTCCACCTTTACCACCCCAACCACCTTTGTGAAACCCCTTAAATACACCAGATGTATTGGTATGAATACTTGCTTTTACCACGAGGGGTCCGAGACAGTATGACTTCAGATGTTTGGGTACATTTTTCTCAATATAGTCCAACATACCATCAATTCTTCTTCCATTTTCGGGTGTATAGAAGCATCTCTCTTCAGAAGCATACATTTCAGTCATGAAACCAACTTTATCAGGACATGTATTCATAGCCTCAATGTGTGCAGTAATTTCATCTTGTTCGAACCAGGAGGGTGTTTTTAAAAAACATTCAGACAAGACTTCGCAGTATCTCTCCAAGTCATTCACATACAGGTGTTGACAATGTGTCAATAACATTCTGGCTACAACACCAGAACCAGCAAACGCATCAACACACGTTGTGGGATTAAGTCTTTTTACAACTTTTTCAATTGTATCAACAAGTTTTCGTTTATTACCAATGTATGTTATCATTGGTTGTTGAACAAAATCATTCATCTTAAACTACAATGAATTGAATTCTCTAATATAGACTGCGTCACTCACATTTTTCAAAAACATATGATTATACTAAAATGGACACCATGAACTTGTCAGATGGTGGTGATGGTATGGTACCATTGAATGATAATCCAGCAACAAGCTTTGTACCAAACGCGCAGCAGCAACCCGAAAAAAATGTGAGTCAAAGTAAACAGACAATGGACTCTACTCCAATTAACGATATTATGATGGAACCACCAATGATGATGGATGAGCCCAGAATGCAGGGAATGATGCCACAAATGACAGCCCCTCAGCCTCAGGGTGCCTATATGGCGCCTCAACAACAGGCTGCCCCAGAAAGTAAAAACCCATTCAATCTCACCGATGATCAAATGATTGCTCTCGTTGCCGGCGCCGCGGCGGCTCTCGCGGTGTCTAAGCCAGTTCAAGACAAGCTGGCAACTTCCGTTCCTCGCTTCCTTAATGAAGTGGGAGGTAGAAGTATGGTTGGCTTGGCTTCAACAGGTTTGGTTGCGGCTATTGCGTTCTATGTGGCGAAAGACTACATTGTGAAGCCTTAGATATTTGACTCCCAACCCATATTTGAATAGATTGAATTATCAATACCTGCATAGTAGGTAATCAAAGCTCCAGCAGTAAAAGCTGTCATGAGCAAGGCACTCAACTTAAGCGTCTTGCCCCTGTCACCCCCGTATTCCTGTACAGCCTCCTTAGATTCACCCCATAATTGGTTCACCAAGTATGTGATTATAAACGCGATAACACTTGATGTCAAAAAGAAAAGACGATCCACCGCGAGACGTGGAACACTTCCAACAATGAGTCGAAGCACATTTGGCACAACTATAGTCAACCACAAAAGATTCAACGCATAGTTATTACTTACATGTGGAACGATAGTTAGTCCATATACGGCAAGCCAATAGGCTATCACCATAATCAAAACATTTAATGGTGTTTTCATTTAACATGAACAAAGAATATTATTTATCCTGAACGTGTTGTCCACAGAACTTGGTTCTTTCGGGGATCTTTTCGTAAATTCCCAAATTTATACACATGTCACGAAGTTCAATGTAGTTGCTCCAGAATTGATCGGAGTGGCTATATTCATCAACCGTACAATGTGCCAATTCGTGAATAAGCACGTGGAATATTTCGTTTGGCTCACCATCGAGACATAACGCAATTTCTTGTCCCTTATTTGTGTTGTAACCAACGGTGTCCTTCATAGAATGGAAACCAGTGAGTGGTACACAGCGCACTAACATTTGAAACTTGGGATGTCCAGTGGACGATATGTGTTCGCGGAGGATGCGATAGTTCTCCTTGACCTTGATAAGTTCCTGAGGTTCCTTGGTCTGGGAGAGTATCCATAAATTGACAAGGATCAATAGAATGAATGCGATCATCTCTTATATACAAAGATAAATTTACTATACAACTCTGATATTGGGTTGCCTGTTAAACCTTCCCAAAGTTCTAATGTGAACCCCATCTCTTCTAAGTGTGTCACAAGAAGGTCTTTATATGCTATTGGTTCGGATCTGGGACCATCTGCATAAAATGGGGTATCTACTAAGTTTACAAATAGTTTTTCACCGTAGCCACCATTACCATGGGTCTTCATAAGAAAGAAGTTACCCATATCATCTCTGAGAGGTGTTTTAAAAATGATTTTTTCTGAATCTGGTATAATACCAACAAGTCTTCCACCAGGTTTCATCCTCTTTCTAATTTCTCTAATCGAACTAAAAAACTTATCCCTCGTTTCAAAAATATAATGAAGTGAAAAGTTGTAACATATAATGTCAAACTTTCTATTTGGACATTGGTGTATGTCACCTTCATAAAAGTTTACCCTCATATGCATGTTCTTTGCACGAGAACGAGCCTCTACGAGAGCTGATGGCTCTGGATCACACATACTCATATTTGCACCACATTTATGCCACTTTTGAAGATCACCACCAAAACCACAACCCACATCTAAAATATGATTACCTTCTTGGGTCACAGATTGTATGAGTTCCCTCTTGGCATTATTGTGGTTTTTGCGGATCTCTTCCATGTTTTATAAAACATTCATTCTTTTAAGGCAACTTAAGTTGTACATCTTCCTTTTTTATGTCCTCACGAAGTCCCCAATTAAATAAATAATAGTAAACATGTCCCGTACCCTTCATAAACTTGAACTTTTCAATAGATTCATCTGTTTGTCCTATATCGAGGGTATTAAATACATGATACCCCTGATTTCTTGCAAGTATGAAGGCGTCATTGTATACATCTCCAACCATATAATATGAATAGACCTGTTTCACAGTATATGAACCATCGGTGCGTTCATATGGTATTTCATAAAATGAAATGAAATCATCGCTTTGATCATTGACATATGCGTGAATTGGAAGTATCCAATATCTTACCCACTTTTCATTGATGACTGGGGCAATCTTAAATTTTTCAAAGTATGTCTTGAGTATTTTTGTAACTTTTGGTACATCTTTTGATGTCATCTTTCTAAACATTGAACGCCCTTGAAGTTCGTAATACTTTTCACGTGGACGATTTGTTTGATAAAAACCGGATTTGATTAAATATTTTACATCAAGAAAACGATGCCAGTAATGAGACTTTGTAATTGGGGTTGGTATCTTTGTTTCCGCGGTGTACACAGCTTGCCATATATTATTTGTATTCGCTCGTCTCTTGGCTTCACTAATAAGTATGGGTGCGAGACGATTATTTCTATATGATGGATGTACACACAAAAAGTTAATGTCAACCATATTCAAAACATCTTCAACAACTCTAACTTTAGATGGGACACTTGATATATATCCAACAAGTTTCCCAGTTTCTGCAAGGGCGATACATATATGTTCATGACCAGATGCCTCGCTCGCCCATCGCATCGTAGAAAAATCATATTCAAGTTTAAATCTATCATCACTCACATAATGTTCTTTTACAAACGCATGTATATCTTCAAATGAAAACTCTGACCATACAAAATCACCTGGAAGTTTCAAGGGTTCTGTGTAACTCTTTCTCTCTTCCTCAATTTCACCAACTTTATGCGCCTCATTGTGGGGTACAGGTTGCTTATCCCAAAACTGGTGCATTTATAAACTAAGTGAAGCACTCTTTTAAGTTGGCTTAAAGTTTTATCACTAATATACTACATAATGTCTCTTGAACAAGATTACACCACTGTG